AGACGTAACAAACAACCTTACACCTACTAAATTAAAGACTGCACTAAATTCAGTTTTATACTGTTTAGGTATATATTACTTCTTCAATTCTATATTAACGTTTACAGAAAACACTCAAAATAGAAATGAAGGAATGCAGGCATTAAGAACTAATCTTACTGCACAGGACATGAGTAACCTACTGGACCTAAAGAAAATTTTGAAGGGTTTACCGATCCCTCCGAATTTCATTAGCTTTATGTTTTACTTAAATCAGTCTTATACTTTTACAGATACACCTGGTAGCCCGGTTATGAAACTAAGTTTTGTACCATTTTCATCAACTACTAAGATGCCAGACTCCTCTGTAATAGCTTCTTGTGTATCAGGACTTCTAACTGATGATAATAAGAAGATCTTCTCTTTGTTAGCAAGATGCTGTCCAAAGTGGGTTGGTTTAGAATTACCTGATATCGCTTGGAATCCTTTATATGATCCAAACTTTAACACTATTTGGTCTAACCTTCCTGCATATGATTATAATGGAACAACTGAAAGATTCGCTCCGGAAGCTACTAATTCTAGTACTCCTATTAAGTATGTAAGTTGGACTAATGATCTTGATGGTGCTGCTTTTGCTTTAACTTGTATTCATAAAACTGGTACTCTAACTACTAGTGCATTATGGTATCCTACATTCATCACTCCAAATAAAGCTTTTGTTTATAGTGGAGCTAAGATAACTAATAGAGTATATTTTAGTATGAATGGTTTATTTGACAATTCTAACGATCAAGTCGTTTGTGCCATGCAGAGACTTGAATCTAATTTAATCTGTCCTGCTGTTACTGGTATTACTGCAAATATTCATCACTTTGGATCTCAAAGATGTGAACAAGTTACTGGTGATAGTGTGACAGAGTCATCTCTTAAACTATTGGATTACTTAATGAGTATGGATACAATCGGTTCTATTAAAGATAACAGAATCTATAAGAATAAGAAATAAATTAAGATGTTTGTAGATTTAGATTATGAATTAAATGAAGTAAATAAAATTGCATACCCTATGAGTAAATATAGTTTCCTACAAAATTTAAATTTAGAAAACGAAGTTTCAAGAAGGCTTTCCAATTATTTAGATCAAGTTGTAAAAGGTAATGATTTAGTTTATCTTACTCCTATAGCTAAGGATAATAACCCGGAAATCATTCTAGCAGAATGGACTAAAATCTATGAAGCTAATAAACATTTGATCAATGATAATCTAAATGAGATTGAAATGTCTAGCAAAACTAAGTTTGGTCCAAGATCTATCGCTAAGTCTTGGTCTGAGAGGAAAGATAGTCTATTAGAGTACTTTGAAACATCTGATTGCAAAATAAGTGCTGATAGTCTCACTCCGGACAATAACATCAAAGGTTGTTTAAGACCATTATCAATATCTAATGCTGTTGAACTACTAAAGAATTCTTCTAATTCTGGTTTACCATATTTCTGTAAGAAGAAATTAGTTAAAGATAAAGTAGTTGGTAAATTTGATGAGCTCCTTGCTAGACGTGATCCTTGTATTCTATTTACTAGAACACAGGAAGGGGGCAAAACTAGGAATGTTTGGGGATATCCTATTGCAGACACTCTCCTGGAAATGACCTATTATCAACCGATTTTAGGCGTCCAGAAACTTAAGAAATGGAGAAGCGCACTTATATCTCCTGAGACGGTTGACAACCGTATTAGCGACATGATTCGTAATGGGATCAAAAGTGACAAAAGTTTCGTTTCTATCGATTTCTCCTCTTTTGACACTTCTGTTAATTCAACACTTCAGCGTGCATCGTTTAAATATCTCTCTAAATATTATCAAGTCAACTTTCATGATAAATTAGATTATATAAGAGATAGGTTTAATACCATTGGTATAGTTAGTCCATCTGGTATAACAGAAGGACCACATGGTGTACCCTCAGGCTCTACTTTTACCAACGAAGTAGACTCTATTGTCCAAATGCTTTTAGCTAAATATAGTATAGGTTTATCAGAGGAATCTGATAATTTCCAGATCCAAGGAGATGATGGGGCTTATTGTATATCAGATAATGAAGTGGACACATTATTTGATGGTTTTAAACAAGGTGGACTTAAAG